CACGTAGTTGTAAGCTCAGCTTTTAGTGCCGCGCCTGATGAAGAAGTAATCTTTGCTATTTCACAAACTACAGCAAGTGGAGAAAAATTAGCAGGTTCTCCTCAAACTTACATGATAAGTCAGATTAATGAAAGTACTGATAAAGGTTTCTCTATATCAGCTACAAAGCATACTGTAGGCAAATTTGATGAAGTAGATAGAGGATGGAGTATTCCTGCTATACCTGATGTGATGAGACCTCCAAAATCTAGTGATGGTGTTCCTTCCCCAAGAAACGTAACTCTAAAAGTACAAAAAGGACTAGTAGATGATGCAGACAACGCAGATATTTCTAGTTCTTTAGAAGAGAGATTCGTAGCTCCAAGATTAGATGTATATTGGGGTATTCCATTAAGTTTAAGAACTGATGATAACGACACTCAGATTGAGTCCCCTTACGAACACCTACAAAATTTTCAAATAGAACATAACTTATATACTCAACAATCAACACAAGGTAAACCTACTTTTGATAGAGTTGAGGTATCTCCTGAAAGACAAAGCTTTACTTTTAAAGATATACCAAAAGCAGGTACATATATTGTAAGAATAAGAACTATTAATACTTCAGGGCAACCTTCTCCTTTTATACAGAAAAGAATTACTATTAATCCTGAAAAACCTGCAAAAAATCTAGAACCTATTGCAAGAAAAGGTGGTATATTAACAACAGGTTTTAATATAGATTCATCCAATGCTTTAGTACAGTTCACAGAAAGCACATATAACTTTACTCCCGCAGAAAGTGATTTACAAACAATAACAGTAACGAGCGGAACAACTGCACAAACTTCATGTAGCTTTGCAAATTTACCTAGTGGAAACACAGGATATTTACTCTGGGATTACAGTGATACTACTGACCCACTAAAAGCAATCGAGTATCTTGTAGATAATACTGGAGCAGAAACATTTAGATATGCTAAAAATTTAGATGCAACAGCTTTCGTACAAAAAACAGGTACAGCCACAGTAACAGCAGGAAGTTCACTAGTAACAGGTACAGGCACAAGTTTTACAACAGAATACGAAGCAGGAGACTTATTTAAGTTTCATACTGGCTCTACTCATTTTATAGCAACAATCAACCACATATACGATAATACAAGATTAGAAGTTGCATACAATCCAACAGCAAATTTATCTAATAAGAACATCTTTGCACAAAGAATACAACCGAATATAATAAAAGACACTATCATAGGAGAAGTAGCAAATACAAGTGGAACTTTCTCAATAATAAATTATGCTAGTGGCAATAAAGGAACAGACGCGTACACAGTTAATGGCACAAATGAAAACCATAACTTCCCTTCAAATGCTGCAGGTGCTGTCAGTGACTTTGCAAGTTTTTCAAATTTATATACAGTAAAGAAAGGATCTATAGCTTACTCCTTTGCTAGTAGTGGTACTGCTCTAAACACTTTTGGTTTATCAAAATCAGACTCTAACTGTACTTCATCAATTAACGCTTCTACAGGTGTAATAACCGTAAGTGCTATAACTCAAACAAATGCTACTATTACAGTAACAGTAACAGATAGATACAGCAATGAAACTATAGCAACAAGAGTTATATCACTAGGTAAAAGTATACCTGGAGCAGCAGGTGCAGGTACAGACTCAAGAACAGTAAGCTTAACTGCAAGTGATTATGCTATAGCATATAACTCTGGAGGAACAGCACCCCAACCAAGTGGAACAATTACTTTAACTGCAACTGCACAGAACTTTGATAATCCTTTCTTTAAATTTACAGGAGATGGTATCTCTGATGAAGGTAGTTATACGGATGGCAACGCAGGAGACGCAGACACATTCTCATTTAGTGTACCTTCAAGTATAAATACTACTCCACAAACAATTACAGTAGGAGTAGCGGACGGCAACCAAACACAATTAGCTTTTGACTCAATAACACTTACTTCTTTACAACAAGGAAGTCCTGGATATAGTACAATAATATCAAATGAAGCTCATACTTTCCCTGCTACAAAATTAGGGGTAGTATCAGACTTTACAAATTCAGGAACATTTATAGAAGTATTTAGAGGCGCTACAAGACTGACTCCTGTGGCAAATACAAGCACGCCTACTAATGACCAATACTCAGTAACAACTAACTCCGATACTAATATTAGTGTGGGTAGTTTTACACTTAATACAGCAACAAACAGTGCAAACGTTACAGTAGGCAATCACAGTTCATTTACAACTGCAGCAAATACCGCAGAGATTGAGTACTCTATTAATATAGAAAACGAGCTTACAGTAACAAAAGCACAGACTTTTACAAAATCAAAATCAGGTGACGACGGTTCTCCAGGAGGAACTGGACCAAGGACTGCTACTGGATATATTTATTATCAATCAGCATCGGGTAGTGCACCTACCAATCCTTCAACTGCAGGAGTATCATATAACTTTGGCACTAGCTTATTAAGTGGTGGTGTTATTGGTACAGGTGGAACAAATTGGAATCAGATACAACCAACATACACAGGTAGCAATTCAAATAAGTATTGGTATGCTTATTGGAGTGTTGTTGAAGATGAATTCAATGATAGTACTCCAACTATTACATTCTCTATAGCATATCAGGGACAAAACTTTACAGGACTTGTAACATTCACAGGAACTAACCAAATAACAGACGGTAGTAATACGACTACTGCACTAACATCAGGAGATTTAGGTTCTAGCGGAACAACAACAATTGACGGAGGAAGAATAACAACTGGTACTATCAATGCAAATAGAATTAGTATTGCAGGTAAAGATGTATCAGATCTTAATAATGATTCTGGGTTTACAAATGACGATAAGGCAAACTCAGCTTTTGGACAAGCCAACTCAGCATTTGATAAAGGTAATACAGCTCATGGACAAGCCAACTCAGCATTTGATAAAGGTAACACAGCTCATGGACAAGCTAACTCAGCATTTGGACGAGCCAACTCAGCTTTTGGACAAGCCAACTCAGCATTTGATAAAGGTAATACAGCACACGGAGCAGCTAATAATGCTCAAGGTACAGCAGACTCAAAAGTTACTCATGCAAGTGTAAACAGCTCTTCTACTATAGTAGGAGGAGGTGTTGGAGGCTGGGGCATTACAACATATCATTTAGCAGGTGGAGGAATTGTAGGTAACTTTAATACAAACGATAGTACACAAGGCAATGCTGCTTTCCTAAATACAGGAGGACTTTTACTCGGCTCAGACGGTTTTATTTCAGCAAATCAATTTTATGTAGATACGGCAGGTAATGCTAAATTTAAAGGAGAGCTACAAGCCGCAACAGGAAGTTTTAGCGGAAGTATAACAGTTGCAGCATTTAATACAGCAGGAGCCACATCAACACTAGCAGGTACAGCAGCCAATGCTTTTACAGCAGCTAATGCGGCATCTTCTACAGCTAGTAGTGCTTTTGCTAAAGCAAATACAGCCACTAACTCAGCGGCGTCAGCAGCTTCAACAGCTGGTAGTGCTTTTACTAAGGCTAATACAGCTACTAACTCAGCCGCAGCAGCAGCTTCAACAGCTGGAAGTGCTTTTACTAAGGCTAATACAGCTACTAACTCAGCTGCAGCAGCAGCTTCAACAGCCGGTAGTGCTTTTACTAAGGCCAATACAGCCACTAACTCAGCTGCAGCAGCAGCTTCAACAGCCGGTAGTGCTTTCTCTAAGGCCAATACAGCTACTAACTCAGCTGCAGCAGCAGCTTCAACAGCTGGAAGTGCATTTGGTAAAGCAAATACAGCTACTAACTCAGCAGCAGCAGCAGCTACAACAGCTGGACAAGCTTTTGGTAAAGCAAACACAGCTACTAACTCAGCTGCAGCAGCAGCTACAACAGCTGGTCAGGCTTTTGGTAAAGCAAATACAGCTACTAACTCAGCAGCAGCAGCCGCTTCTACAGCATCTAGTGCATTTGGTAAAGCAAACACAGCTACTAACTCAGCCGCAGCAGCAGCTTCAACAGCTGGTCAAGCCTACGGTAAAGCAAACACAGCTACTAACTCAGCTGCAGCAGCAGCTACAACAGCTGGACAAGCTTATGGTAAAGCAAATACAGCTACTAACTCAGCAGCAGCAGCTCAAAGTACAGCAGACTCAAAAGTTACCCATGCAGCAGTAAATAACTCATCAACAGTAGTTGGTGGTGGTGTAGGTGGATGGGGCATATCAACTTTCCATTTAGCGGGTGGAGGTATTGTCGGTCAGTTTAATACTAGTGACAGCACACAAGGAAACGGATCTTTCTTAAATACTGGAGGTATACTCCTTGGATCAGATGGTTTTATATCCTCTAATACTTTTATGATTGATACTGCAGGAAATGCTAAATTTAAAGGTACACTAGAAGGGAACAATGTTACAGTTGCAGGTACATTAACAACTGCAAATATTACACTAGCTTCAACAGGAGCAAATGTAAGTGGTACTACTATTGGAACATTTTTTAATAATGATATGAACTATAGGTATCTTGGAGATGTAGGCACAGGTCCAGGATATTATGTAGGAAATATTTTAGTTTCAGGAGTAGGTGGAACAGCTCACGTCAAGACATTACATTTTCATGTAAGTGACGGTTCTAATTTACATACTAATAGTACTACTACTGTTACTTTTGCTACTCAACAAGAATCTGGCCCATTTAGTGCAAGACTGTGTAGAAATATTGACCATGCTATTCATGAATCTAGAGTATTCCCTCCAGTAACAGGTTCAAGTAGTAGTGGAGGTACTTCAACAAACCCTGATTTTGCTTCAAGAACACAAGGAATGATTCCAGTTTCATTTAAATATGAAGGAACAGGAACAATAAATCTATATGTAGCAGCTCAAGGAGACAATAATGTTTCTAAGTTAGGATTTGTTAAATATAATTTTGTTAAATTTGGTACAACAGACCCTGCATTTAGTTTTAGTAATTTGGTTGGACAATCTACAAGCACTACTCTATACGCAAATACACAAGTAACTGGTGGATTCCAAGGAACAAAAACAGTTTCAATAGCGGGTGGAAGTGCACAGTTTAAAATCGATAACGGTAGTTTTGGAACAAGTAGCCAACAAATATCAAATGGTAGTTATGTAAATGTACAAATGACTACATCAAGTTTAAACTTAACTGCTAAATCAACAACAGTAACTATTGGAGGAATCCAAAGAGGTTGGACACTAACAACAGGTGGAACTCCTCCGGGTGGAGGCGGCG